AACGTGTTTCCAGCGGCTGACATCGTGGGTTGATATTGCGTTGCAGCACTATTTACGTCAGAAAAGGCTTGTTGTTGCAAAGGCGTTGCACCAACGAACTTGGCGGTGCTTAAACCTTGATTTGCTGCCGCCGCTTGGTTTTGCGCATACTGGGTGTACCAGTCTGGCGCTACCGTTGCCGTGGTTTGGGTGCTTTGCGTTAAATTCGACATGGTTAACCTTTCGCTGCCATCTTGAGGTATTCAAGCGGAGACTTTGCCTTTGGTGGGATTTTAGTGTCTGGAGCTGATCTTTTGTGTGCTCGAACTTCTTCGCGCATCTTGTCAAGCAATTTGGCACCCGCCTTGTTGTCTCCGTGGCCGATAGCGGTCACAAAGTTGGCTGGGAATACATATTCCCCGTCGGCGATCTGAGCAGGCACTGGATGGCCTCCTGCGCCTTCGTGATGGGGTATGCTGCGGCGGAAGTGTTCAAGGGCTTGTGCACCCGCTTTGCTTGATCCATCGCCCAAGGCGGCCACCAAGTCAGCGTCAGCCACGTAGTCGCCGTCATGGAGCATGGCAGGAATGTCGTCCGATTGACCTGTGCCGCCACCGTGGGCATAGTAACCTGTCACACCTGTGATGAACTCTGGATGATGACCTTCTGGGGCTGCGTTCTCGTAATGTTTCAAAGCGCCACCGTGGGCACGAGTTTGGACGTTGTATGGCAATTGTTCGATTTGCCTAAGTTCAGGAAGTCTTCCAGAGCCGGGTGCACTTTGAACCCTCAACATTCTTGGCTCATATTCTTTAACAAACTGAGGAGCGGAAAGCTCTTTCATTGCTTTCCAATTCCAATCTGGTTCTTGTTCTATTGTGACGCCGCCGTCTTCTTTGTAACCATGTGGTTTGTGATGGTCAAACGTCATGCCACGTTCTTTGAGCAAGCGCAACAACTCGGGCAAAATTTGATCTTCAATGCTGCCTCCACGGGCGGAAAAAACAACTGGCTCAGTGGCCAACAAGCCCATTTGATTCGGCGTCACCAGACGACCGTTGTAGACCAAGTCTTCTGTGGGATCAAGTGTTGGATCAATTTGTGTGTACTGATCAAGATTTGATGCGGTTGGGATTTTTAAAGTAGAGCCGCCGCCTGCATAGTGAATTGAACCGCCGTGTGCAGCCAATACGTTTTCACCTTCAGATGGTGCAATTGACTTGTTTATTTGTTGCAAAGGCGCAGCTTGCTGCATTGACTGCATTGGCTTTGCGTTTGAATTTAACATTCCAGAAGGAGTTGCAAGATTGGTCAAACCAAGGTTTTGCATGCTGTTTTGAGGCAGAGCAAGATTTGCCATTTGCAATTGATTCATTGACAAGTTTGGCATTGTTGAGTCAGATGCCAAATTGGTTGTTGGCGTCACACCTGTGCTTGTCGTTGCGGTTGGCGTTTGAGTTTTGGAAGGGCTTCCCATCAAAGTGCCAGCCACATTAAAGGACGGCATCCAGCTTGCTCCAGTTGCATCTTTGATCGCCGAATTTGAAGTGTTGTTGATGACTGAAGCCAATGCGCCAGACAAAGGGTCGCCGCCGCTTGCCACAGCCCTTAGAGCACCATTTGTGGCTGACTTGGCAATGTTGCCAGCGGTTTGGCTGTCAGTGGCTTCTGTGACATCTGATCCAATGCCAGACGCAACTTGACCAATTCCGTAGCCTACCAAAGAAGATTGAAGAACCTTGGTTGGGTCTGCGCCTTGAGCAATTGCAATTGCCGGGTTGATGTACTGAACCAACTCAGGGTTACCACTTGCAACGGCAGCAATGTCAGCAATTGCCGTGATTGGATTTTTCTCAATGCTTTGAATGGTGTTGTCAACAGTCTTTACGACATCGTTGACCACGCCAGTAACTGCACCAACAATTGAAGATACTGCACCCATTTATTTCACCTTATACGTTAGCCATCCAGTTGAACTGGGGCAAATCAGAATGCTCAACGTGCAGTCCGATCATTTGGAGCATCTGAAGGATGCCGGGATTGTCTGCTTTGCCATACAACCGTTTGACGGGCGTTTGGCGAATGATCTCAAGGAAGTGAGCCAATGACTTGCGCAAACTCAATGGCGAGTCCATTGTGTACAAATGACACTCAGCGGCTGCTTGGCCAAGGTGCACCAACAAAAGCACACTCTCGCCTGCTTGCAATAGATTGCCTTTGCCTATTTGAATTTGATGAGCAACATAGGTCAACACTTGTTGTGGGTCAACCCCATGTTTTTGAGCGTCTGCTGTGATGATTTGTGAAGGTGTCATTTGTATTCCAAGTTCATTATTCCAACCATGCTCTCAGCCCATTCTTGCCAAGTGGCAAATTGTCTTTGATCAGGTACTGCTGAGTTCACAAAGTACCCGATGCCGTTCATCCCATCGACCCACTCGCGCCACTTGTCTTCGGTCACATGACCAAGCTGCTGCGGCGCAAACAACTCTTCCATGAGACGACAGTAGTAGTCCCATGTCATGCCGCGGGGGTCGTATGTGACCATTACGGATTTCCTGTCGAACGGCTGTCGCCAGTGTCAAGGCTCAAGAGCACTTTGCCCATGAAGTAATTGCCGCCTGTGACGTTTGAACCAAAACGCAAACGCATCTCACGACGCTGTTCCCGCATGTCCACTTTTAGCGTGGTGGGATCAAAGTTGTAAGGGTTTGAAGTGATGTCATTGTCGTCGGCATATCCTTTACCAGTCACGGTAACGTACATTTGACCAGACTGCACAAAGTCAGGTTCGACTCGTTCGCAGCGAGTCCACAAGTTGTCGCCAGGCTGTTGGATTGAACCAACCAAGCCAGTATTTGCCCCCAATGTGGGAGTTTCAAAGTACGAGTTGATGGCCGTCACGTTGTCAGTGTAAATCTGATCTGTACCAATCTCGTGTTGCCACAAAGTGTAGAACTGAGATGTCACTACAGTAACCGTCAAACCCGATCCTCCCGACGGTGGTCGTGCGCTGGTAGAAAGTGCGCTTGTGGGTAGTGCGGAAACGTATGAACCAACGCTGGTAATGCTCAATCCGCTGACAACACCGCCCACCACCGTTGTGACAGTGAACGCGGCAGGCGTGCCTGTGCCACCCAGCAAAGTAATAGTGTCATTCACCGCATAGCCTGTGCCGCCGTTTGTGATGGTGACTGACGTGACTTCGTAGCCGGACGAAGTGTTTGCGCCCCAAACTGGGTATCGGAAAACTTCTGAGAATGCGCCAGCAGAGCGTTGAGCACCAATTGCTTGGCCAGCGTCGTACCAACATTTTTCACGCACGTTGTAGATGATGGCGTCAGTGCATTCGGTTGCGCTGCCTCGTGGGTAAAAGAACCAGATTTCGCCCCAGCGAGGAACTTTGCTCACCCACACTTTTTGGCGTTGTTGATAGTTCAAGTTGTCAAAAAACCAGTTTTGGTTTTGACTGTTTGGAATTTCTTGAACCACACCGTTGTACATTAGGAAGCGATCAGTGCCCACCCAGTAGTAGATGCCGTCATACTCAATGACACATTGGCTTGACATGATGGATGACTGTTGCGTCACCAAGTCATAACGCCAGTAGTAGGTCAGGCTGCCGATAGTCTGCGGAGCGTAGCTCACGCGCACCACGGAGTCCAACGTCCAAAAGATGCCCGAGGGCACGGTCGTACCACCACGCAAGGGTAAGCCCTTGACCACCTTGGTTGATGAGACGTTGTTGGCGTTGGCGTCCGATGACGTCCAGTTGGTGAAGTCACCCGCTGCGCAGTTTTGGATCAAGCCGTTGTTGCCATACACAAAAAGGTACGGATACAGCATCACCACGCCGCCCGATACGCTGATGTTGTTGTCAAACGTAAAGGTGTACGTGCCAGTGGCTGTGGCTGGATTGCTCAAGGTGGCCGTGTAGACGCCGCCAGTGATGATGGCAGACACCACGGTGGTATTGGCGGGAATACCAGTGCCCGTCACCGATACGCCCGGACCTACACCCAAAACAGTTGTGGCAAATGTCATTTGGTTTGAAGACGTGGCAATCGTGGCCGACGATGTAAACACGCCCACGGGAGCAAGGGTGGTGCCTGAGAACGATCCGAACAATGGACGAGTGTTGACAGCGCTAGAAATGTCGCTCAAGTTTTGTCCAGGATGCGCAATCAAGTTCAAATTGCCACCACCCGATGAGCTGTAGCCAATGTCAAACTGCCACAAGTTGTTGGCATTTGCTGTAAAACCGCTGGAGATGGTGTACGCAGCAGGGCCAGTACCGACGCCAGCATTGTTGGCTGTTACCCATTGCTCTAGGCTGTTTGAGTTTCCAGATATGACGTAGTTGAAGCCGTTGTAGGCTTGCATGATCATGCCGCGGGAGATGCCCGAGGCATTCAAAAACATGCTGTTGTAGCCGCCAATCTTGCGAGGCAAACCGTTTTGAAAACGCACCCACTGTCCATCCACGTAGGAGGCGGACATGAACTGCGTGCCATCACGTTGGATGCCGGGCTTGACTTGAAGGGCAACAACTTTTGCGGTCATGATTAGAAACTCCCGCCGGGAATGCCTACGGGAACCAGCAAACCCCCTGCTGTCAAGGTCATGCCGTTTGCGCCGCTGACCGCAAAGCCCAATTGGCCGCTGGCCACCAAGTACACGCCCGTTGATGTGTCGCCCGTAAAGTTCAAAGCTGGCAGGGTTGAACTTCCGTTCCCCAGTGTCAGCGTAGCAAATGATGAGGTTGTCGCAGTCTGAGCGTTGAAGACGTTTGTGCCGTCACAGATCGCAATGATCGTTTGACCTTGTGGCAAAGTGATGGTTGCTGCACCAGAGGCTGAAGTCTTAAACGTCAGCGTGTACGAACCCGTGGTGTTGTTACTCAATGAGTACAACTGTATGGTAGAGGGCAAAACAACAATTTGGTTTGATGTCAAAGTGCCGCTGTACTGTTGAATCGTGTTGGTTGCTTGAGCCGATGTCAGGGTCTTAGTACCGCCCGTCACGCTCAATTGCAACTGTGTGTAGTAGAACGAGTTTGAACGGCCATAGGCAAAAGTATTGAAACCTGAGCCATTTGAGCAGATCACCAATGATTCAGTGAGCTGCAACTGTTGGGTTGCGTTGCCGTCGATGGTGTCAGTGCCTTGCGGTTGCAAAGTCAGGATGCCTGTGCCGCCGTTGCGGATCATCACAAACCAGTTGTTGCCCACGCTTGATGCCGAAGGCAGGGTCAACGTGCCTGCGCCGCTTCCCCACACATAAAAAGACGCTCGGTCGCTTGGCAAGAAAGTGTAGTTTGAATAAACGGTGTTGACGCTGTACGCTTGATTCAGCGTTGTTCCGATGGCCATCAAGCCATAGCCAGCCAAGGTCGCTGCGTTGGCCGCCGATGTGCCAGCACCAAACGTCACGACCGCCCATGTTCCGTTGTTTGTGGTGTTGTCTGTCAAATAAATGAAGTCAGCCAAACCAGACGCAATGCTTGCAATTGTGTTTCCGCTGGTGTCGGTCACCGTGAAGGTGTTGGAACCAATGTTGCGGATGATGACGTTTTGGCCAGACGACACCTGCGTGGCGTTGGGCATGAACAGCTTCAGGCCAGTCGTGGTTGCGGTCACATCAATGATGTTGGCCACCACGTTGGAGGTGTTGCCGTTAATAGGCCATTGAAGCGCTGTGTTTGCGCTGATGGACAGACTTTCGTAACCCACCGTTGATGGGTTGATGGTTAAGCCTGTAAAGGGGTCTACATAGTTGGTCATGATTAAGAATCCACGGCAATGGCTTGACGATCCCCAACACGAGCCACATCCTCGGTTTTCAGGGCATTGATTGCTTCAGTATATTTTTGCTGGAAAACAGCACGATTGTCGTTCTTCAAAAACAGCATGGCTTGCAACAGCGTGCCATACAGCATTGCGTTTGGTGCGTACTGGGTCAGCCAGTTGGTTTGGTTCACTGAACTCAGCGGCTGGATGCGCTCGTAGTACAAGATTTCGAAGCTGTACGCC